TCGGCACGTCTGAGAACAGCGTCATCCAGCGCAAGACCGAGCTGGAATCTGACGCTGGCGATACCATCAGCTTCGACCTGTCCGTCCACCTGCGCGGCAAGCCGACCTACGGCGACAACCGCGTGGAGGGGAAGGAGGAGAATCTGCGCTTCTACACCGACAAGGTGATGATCGACCAAGTGCGCCATTCGGTTTCGGCCGGTGGGCGCATGAGCCGTAAGCGCACGGTTCACAACATCCGTCGCATCGCCCGCGACCGACTCGGTGACTACTTCTACAAGTTCATCGATGAGCTGTTCTTCATCTACTTGTCGGGCGCGCGCGGCATCAATCTGGACTTCATCGAAGACACCAGCTTCTCCGGCTTCGCTGGCAACCCGCTGGAGGCGCCGGATCCCGACCACATCCTGTACGGCGGATCGGCTGTAAGCAAGGGCACGCTGACGGCCTCGGACATCATGAGCCCCATGGTGATCGAGCGCGCCATGGAAAAGGCGGCGATGATGCAAGCCGAGAACCCCGAGACCGCGAACATGGTCCCGGTCAACATCGAAGGCGGCGAGCACTACGTCTGCGTGATGTCCGAGTACCAGGCCACCGACATGCGTACTGCTGCCGGCGGCGCGTGGATCGACTACCAGAAGGCTGCGGCCGGCGCCGAGGGTCGGAACAGCCCGATCTTCAAGGGCGGCTTGGGCATGATCAACAACGTGGTGCTGCACAAGCACCGCAATGTGATCCGCTTCAACGACTACGGCGCTTCGGCCAACGTCGAGGCCGCCCGCGCGCTGTTCATGGGTCGCCAGGCGGGCATCGTCGCCTATGGCACGACCAACGGCCTGCGGTTCGACTGGGAAGAAACGATGAAGGACTACAACAATGAGCCCGCCATTGCGGCTGGTTTCATTGCCGGCATCAAGAAGTCCCGGTTCAACAACAAGGACTTCGGCGTGATCTCCATCGACACTGCGGCGAAGAAGCACAGCTAACGCTGACCGGACGGGCCGCTGGCAACGGCGGTCCACCCTGTAACCAAACTGAATGAGGTAATCACCATGGCTATTTATCAAAGTGGTTGGGCGACCCGGCAGCGCAATACCCCGAATGCGGGCTGCGCCGGCGTCGTGGTGGCTCAGGTGTTCGAGTACACGCTGACTGATGATGTGTTGGCTCAAGGCGACATCATCGAGCTGGGTGTGCTGCCTGCGGGTAATACCGTGGTCGGCGCCAAGCTGATCTGCGACCAGCTGGACACGGGCGGAAATATTGTGTTCGACGTCGGCATCATGTCCGGCCAGGTCGGCGAAGATGATCCGGCCCGCACCTGCGGCGACGAGATCTTCTCTGGCGCCGACGTAGGCCAAGCCGGCGGCGTGGTCGATGCGGACGCTGAAACGGCGTTCCTGATCAACGCTGTTGGCGTGGATCGTTCGGTCGGTGTGGTGATCACGACCGCCGCAGCGTCCCAGGCGACTGCCGGCGCGAAGCTGCGGCTGCTGCTCCAGTACGTCGCTGTCTAAGACGAAGAACCGGGGGCTTCGGCCCCCGATCTTTCAACCCTGCCAGAGAGAGGAAGCCGTGAAAATAGAGTGCCTGATTCACCGACCGGGCGGCACGATCATAGATATGATCGACGGGACGGTTTACCACTTCGCCCCACAAGAAGATGGCCGCCACGTCGCAGACGTCGAGAACCCAGAGCACATCCAAGCGTTCCTGGCTGTGCCGGAAGGGTATCGGATCCTGCGCGATGGACCGGAGCCCGTTGCCACGGTGAAGGCCCCTCCTGCCGATGAGCCGATCAAGCCGACCATTGAGCCCGGCCAGGCGCTGGCTGGGTCTGCTACGCACCCGGCCGAGTTCGAGATCAACGGCAAGACCTATCCCCTTGATGCTGTCGTCAAGCGCGCTTTCGAGGACTCCGGTCTGACCGTCGAGGACTGGAACGACCTGGACGACGAGATCCGCGCCACGAAGATCGACCTGGTTCTGGACGCCATCGCAGACGGCGAGATCGAGATGGAAGTCGAGGAGCCCGCATCCCAGGAAGATGAGCGCGCCGCGCTGATCGAACAGTACAAAGCCAAGTTCGGCAAGGCGCCGCGCGGCCGCATGAGCATTGAAACGCTGAAGGCCAAGCTGGCGGAGTAAGTCATGCCCATTGCCGCCGCCGACCTGATCAGCCGGGCCAGCAAGATCCTACAGGACGAGCAGCATATCCGGTGGGAAGTGCCCGAGCTGCTAGAGTGGATCAACGACGCCGCACGCGAGATCATCGTCCGGCGGCCGGCGGCGCGTGCAGTGACTGATGTGCTGACCCTGGCAGAAGGGACGAAGCAGGATCTCCCGGCGGATTCGGTTGAGCTGCTGGACGTGGTTCGCAACATCAAGGCTGACGGATCAACCCCTGGCCGAGCTATCCGCCGGGTGGACCGGCAACTGCTGGATGACCAGTACCCGGACTGGCACGCCGCCAGGAAGTCCGGGACGATCAAGCACTTCGCCTTTGATGAGCGCTCGCCCAAGGTGTTTTACGTCTACCCGCCGGCGGTGGCTGGGGCGAAGGTCGAGGCGCTGTACTCGCAACTGCCGCCTACGATCACGCAGGAAAGCGAGGCCATCGACATGGGCGCCGAATACGTCAACGTCATGGTGTCGTACATGGTCTACCGGGCATTCTCGAAGGATTCCGAGTTTGCCAACGGCACGGTAGCCGCGCTGCACTACCAGGCATTTATCGACGCCGTGACCGACAACAACCAGATCACGACCGCATTCTCGCCGAATGCCAATAGCGTATGACGGATCTCGACGCCTTCCTCACCAAAGTGCTGCCGTATGCGCCGGGCTGCCCGGAGCCTACGGCGTTCGAGCACATCCGCAACGCCGCTTCGGACTTCTGCGAGACGACCCGGCTATGGCGCTTCTCGGATACGTTCGAGGTTGGCGACTCGCCCAACGTCATGTGTACCCCGCAGAACGCGGTGATCCACGAGATCGAGCGGGCCGACTTCAACGGCATGCAGCTCCGGCCGAAGTCCATCGACTGGCTGGACGAGCATGTTCCCCGGTGGCGATCCGACGAGGACATGCTGACCGCGACGCAGCCGGATTGGTACACCCAGGTCTGGCCGAATACGATCCGTGTCGTACCGTACTGCACGGGACGGCTTAAGGTCTGGCTGCGGCTCAAGCCGGCGCCTGACGCGGACCAGCTGCCCGATTTCCTGTACCGGGAGTACGGCACCGTCATAGGCTGGGGCGCACTGGCCAACATCCTGATGTTGCCGAACCAGACATTTTCCGATCCGAACCGCGCCGTCTACTTCCAAACGAGGTTTGACCAGGCGCTTGGTAGGGCCGCAATCCGTCAGTCTTCCGGCCAGCAACGCGCTCCCGTCCGCGTGAAGGCTTATTTTCTGTAAGGAGGCACCATGTCCGCCGCATCCAACTACACCGAGAACAACGTCATCAATGCGCTTCTGCGCGGAGAGACGTTCCCGCTTCCCACCAACACCTACCTGTCTCTGCATACCAGCGCGCCGGGCGACGATGGCGACAACGAGGTCGATACGACCGCTTGGCCGAGCTACGTCCGCAAGAGCGCCGAGGACGGCGGATCGATTGGCGANGGCTGGGACGNNCCCACCAACGGCACGACCACCAATCTGAAGCAGATCCTGTATCCTTCGATGAATGGATCTTCCGCCGTCACGATCACGCACTGGGGNCTCTGGGACGCCTCGACGGGCGGTAACTACCTTTGCGGATCCGCGCTGACTACGCCGCGCACCCTGAACCCCAACGATGTGTTCGTGTTCGACATCGGATCCATAACCATCCAGATGCTGTGACATGAATCTCTACGCGCTCAACGAAACCCCTATCAATGGGTGGGCGGTCTGCAATGGCTCCGGCCATGCGGAGATGTCGCTTAATGCCCAGGGGACGAGCGCGAATGTGGCGCTGGGCTCTGGTACGGCGGAGCTAGAGCTACAGGCCACAGGCGACGGTACGAGGCGCGTGCTTGGCTCCGGGTCTGTGACCATGGAGCTAAATGCCTCCGGCGAAGGGCTGCGCTGGGCAATGGGCGCTGGCCTGGCCCAGATGGTCCTGTACCTGGAAGGCGAGGGCACCGTCACCAATACGACGGCCGGTATCGCCACGATGCGCCTGATGGTGCCGTTGGCGCGCGGCGGGCTGCTGCGGTTTGGCCAGGGTANGGCGTCNATGACGCTGANCGCCACGGCAGACGGCAGGGTAGCTAACAGCCACTTCGGCGAAGGCGTGGCCAGGATGGAGCTTGCTGCGTCCGGCANCGCCAAANNTGCCCCGNGCGTCAAGGGGAAAGGCCGCTTGGACATGTGGCTGTATGCCGGCGGCGATGGCTACCTGATCACGAAGAACGCCGGCGCCGCCACGATGTCGCTGGAAGCGACGGGACGAGGGTACACTACNCAGTATGCGTATGGCTCCGGCCGCGCCACCATGACGCTGAATGTCGTGAGGGCGGACAGCCGCGCGTACCATCAGGTCAATGGCTCCGGTGAATTGACCATGGAGCTCGCCGCTGAAGTGCGCGACCGCCGGATTGCCATCCTGCCGTCCGAGTTTTACCCGGCGCCGCGCAGGCGGACCATGAGCATGGAAAGGGAAAATCGCGGCGTGCGCGTTGCGCGTGAGGACCGCACTGCTGAATTGATGGTGGCATGATGCTTGGCGTCTTCTTCAAGACTCCTGACGACCAGCTCGACTACGACGTCGATTTTTCGCGCTGGCTGGCCGATGGCGATACCGTGACCAGCGCCACGGCGGATGTCGTGCCGCCCGAAAGCATGGTCAGCGCCGTCAACGTCGAAGTGCAGGGCGAGATCGTCAAGGTCTGGCTGATCGACGGCGAGCCAGGCAAGACCGCGACCGTGATTGTCACCGCAATGACGGCACAGAACCGGGTAAAGCAGGTAAACTTTCAGATCCGAGTGAAGGGCTGATATGGCACAGAAGTTCACCAACAATGCCGTCTCGGTGCTGGCGTCAGCAATCTCATCGTCAGATACGACGATCATTGTGCCGCCTGGCGATGGGGCAAAGTTCCCGACGACGGACACCATTGACGATTACTTCTACCTTACGCTGATCCAGTTGGACGGCACGCTGGAGATCGTGAAATGCACCGGCCGCACCGGCGACACTTTCGCGGTCGAGCGGGCGCAGGACGGGACTTCTGCCAAGGCTTTCGGCGCCGGCGACCGCGTGGAATTGCGGTTCGTCGCTGCCTCATACAACGCAATCGCTCAGGAATCCGGTCAGGCGTACATATCCGTCAATGCTCACCTGGCCGACACGGACAACCCGCACAGCGTCACGAAAGCCCAGGTCGGCCTGGGTAATGTTGAGAATTACCCGGTCGCGTCCCCCGGAGAAGCCGCAAGCGGCGCCGCCAACCGCTACATGACTGCCGAGCGCACGCTTGGGCTACTGTCCAGCCTCGGCTTTGGCGGCAACTTGTCGTTGATCTCCAACTTGAACGCAAGCAACACCAAACCGGGGATCTACCGCTTTGAGAGCACCACGACCGGCACGAAGCCAAGCGGCATGGCGTCCGGGAATGTCGTGGTCTTTGGCTCTACCACGGGCACAGTAGCGGCCCAGCTTGCACTGAGCGAGGAGGCGAAGACGATGGCCGTTCGCTTCTACGATTCTAGCGCATGGTCTTCGTGGCGCCCAGTTCACATTGGCAACCAAACCGTTTCGACGTCCGACCCGAGCGGCGGCGAGGACGGGGATATCTGGTATCAGGTGTAAGCCATGCCGTTGCATGTTCGGAATGGTGGATCATGGAAGCAGGTCAGGACGCTATCGGTCCGGAATGGCGGCGCATGGAAAACCGTTCGACAGGCGTGGATCCGCAGCAATGGAACATGGCGCCTGTTCTTCCAGAACGCCTTTAACCTGACCATCTCCAGCAACCAGACATCCGGGTACAACCTGAACAACGCGCTGGTTGCCGCCGGCTGGAACGGCAGCACGCCGGTGCAGGTCACGGTCACGATCAACTCAGGCGTCCAAGTCCGGGCGCCGAACACTTCGACTGGCGCGTTTGTCGTTGGGTCGCTTCCCGCCGGGTCGAGCGTCACCATCATCAACCGTGGCTTTATTCTGGGGCGTGGTGGGGATGGTGGAAGCCATTCTTCGACAGGCAAACCCGGCGGGCCGGCAATCGTCACGAGCTACAACATTTCCATCGACAACACGCTGGGCTACATTGCTGGCGGCGGCGGTGGCGGCGGTGGCGGCGGTGTCAATGACTCCGGCACAGATACATATGCCTACGGTGGTGGTGGAGCAGGCGGCGGCAGCGGCCCTGGCAATGCCGGCAATGGTGGCTGGACATGCCCAGGGTCGGGCGGTTCTTCGGTCAGCGTGAGCAGAAGCGGCAGCGGCAACACCAGGATGGCGGCCGGCAAAACCGGCACGTCCGCCGGGTCCGGGTCGGCCGCGTGCGGGGTCTTCGTCACCTCAGGAACTCCGTTTACCGTATCGGCCACGTCGGGCGCGGGCGGCTCTGGCGGCGGTGCAGGCGGCCATGGCGTCGTGTCGTTTTCCGGGAGTGGTGGCACAGGCAAGGCGCACGCGGGCGGCGGCGGGGGCGGCTGGGGTGCGGCCGGCGGCACAGGCCGGTACCATGTTGGCTCACCCGGCGCATCCCCGGTAAACCGTTCAGGCGGCGCCGGCGGCCGTGCCATTACCACAAACGGGAAAGCCATCTCGTGGATCGGCGGATACCAGCCGAACCGCACCTTTGGAGCAATTGTATGAGCACGAAGTACCACGTATTCAGCCCGATCACTGGAACATCGCAATCCGTAGATACCGAGGAAGAAGCGCTCGCGCTGCGGGCGGAGTGGATCGAAGCGTACCTTGCTGAGATCGCGCCGTCGTTCTCGATCATGAAGGAAGAGATCGACCAGGACGGTAATTCGGTCATGGTTCCCGTGGAGCTGCAATGAGCCTGCTACTTGCCAACAACGCGACGAGCACACTTGCTGCCGGGATTTCAAACTCGGACACGTCGCTGACCGTCCGGACCGGCGACGGCGCAAAGTTTCCGGCGCCGAGCCCTGGCGACTGGTTCCCACTAACCATCGTGCGCAGTGATTCATCGCTTGAGATTGTGAGATGCACAGCGCGGACGGCAGACACATTCACGATTGAGCGCGCCCAGGAAGGCACGGCGGCGCTGGAGTTCAATGCTGGTGATCGTGTGGAGTTGCGCGCGACGGCAGGATCCTTCGAGTGGTTTCGGCAAGAGGTCGATGGCGAGATCCAAAGCATTCAGGACATTCTGGATGGCCTTGGCACGGCGGCGACTCGGGACGTTGGAACCGGGCCGAATGAAGTGCCGACAAATTCCGACCTGGGTTCGGCGGCGACGCGGGATGTTGTTAGCAGCAGAACGGACAACGCCCCTGGGCGAATTCCCGATACAGGGTGGAAAGGAATTGGGAATCCCATCGAACTAGACGGGGGTCAGTTAATTTCTGAGCAGCTCGCAGAAGGGCTGACGTTACAGGTAAAAGGTTCTGTCCCAATTCCGTCTGACGCACCAGTAAATGCAGCGCTTAAGGTTTTAACTTTAGGAAACTCAGTATATCCCACGCAACTTGCATTTGATGCTTACGGTCAGAGGATGTGGATTCGCACTCGCACATCGGGTGGCGGCCCGTTCTCTGCGTGGCGGGAGGTCTACCATACTGGAAATAATACCCCCGCTTTGGGAGTGGGGCAGACCTGGCAGGATGTGACGGCCTCTAGGTCTCCGGGTACGACATATACCAATACTACGGGGCGGAGTATTCAGTTAATGATACTTGTGGCAGATAGTGGTAGTGATGGGATAACCTTTACCATTAACGGTATCACTTTGAGTAGGGGCAACCTGCCCAACCAGGGGGCGGATTACATTTCACTTATCATCCCTAGCGGAAGCACCTATAGACTCGTGGTGGGGTCGAACAGCATTACTAAATGGTTAGAGCTACGTTAAGGGCTAATTATGCAATACTACAAACACCCCGAAACAGGCGAAGTTTTTGCCTACGAATCCGAGCAAGAGCGCCAAGAGTGGGGCGCGCCAGAACTGGTTGAAATGACGCCGGAAGAAATCGACGCGCACCTAAACCCGCCGCCCGCGCCGCCCTACGTGCCGCAGCAAGTGACCCGCGCCCAGGGGAAGGCCGCGCTAATCCAAGCCGGACTATGGGGCGACGTAGAAGACTACGTGGACGGCATCGAGGACCCGACCGAGAAGGCGCTGGCGCTGGTGGCGCTGAACGACACCACGCACTGGCAGCGCACCAGCCCGTTTCTGAACGCTGCGGCTGCTGCGCTGGGGCTGACTGATGAACAGCTTGATGACCTGTTCCGGCAGGCTGCAAAAATCGAACTATAACAACCGCCGGCCGCGCTGCGCGATGTGCCACAACAGGCCGGATTCCCGGGCAAAATAGTAAAAGTTGTAACAGTGCGCGCACAAAGTTCGGCGCGTTGTAGAATACCAACACGCATTCCTTTCCTCTCCTTACTGCGTCCATGAAACACCTCTCGCAAAACGTTCGATCAATCGGCTGAAAGTTCGCTCCAGGCTTTCAGTTGATTGTTCGCACGTTTGCGAGGGGAATCATGGCTCTCAAGCTGACCAATAACGCGGTCGCTATTCTGGCGGCTAACGTATCCACGAGTGACACCATCATCGCCGTTACGCCCGGCGCCGGGGTCGCTTTCCCTGCGGTAGGGGCGGGGGACTGGGCTCCGCTGACGCTTGTCAAGTCCAACGGCGATTTTGAGATCGTCCGGCTGACAGGTCGGTCCGGGGACACCTTCACGGTTGAGCGGGCCCAGGAAGGCACGTCCGCGACGGAATTTACCTGCTGGCGATAGGGTTGAGCACCGCCTGACCGCTGGCGCGCTCCAGTACATGATCGACCAGATCGACCACGCCTTGCCGAAGATTGGCGACATCAAG